ACCGCCCTCTTCTTCTTTAAGGGGATAGCATGAAAAAAATACTTAATTCAGACGCCGCAACAGGCAAGCAGACTATTCTGCGCCAGGAATCAGACGGCTCTACGTTTATTGATAAGACACAGAATTTTGACCAACTGCTTAAAATTAATAAGCAGATGAGTGATGATTGGCGCAAGGGCGACCTTGTTGGGACACAGAAGCATGTTCAGCATGTGGCAGAAATACCTAATGTAGTGTATCATCACCTATTGAAGACGTTGGGCAAGCCTAGCGAAAACCCAAAGGCTTGGAAGGATTGGCTGAATAGCAGCGACAACCGAGCATTTAGAACAGGTGGCGGTAACATTTAATGGCTATTTCTTCTTACGCACAACTGCAAACGGCTATCGAAAATTTCCTTGCCAGAAGCGATTTGAACTCAGTCATTCCTGATTTCATCCAGCTTGCTGAGGCTCGTATTAACCGTGAGCTAGAAACTCGTGAGCAAGAAAAACGCTCAACAGCCACACTTGTAGCTGGTGATGAGTATATTGCATTGCCGATAGATTTGCGTGAAGTTCGTGAGGTGAAGCTAAACACAAGCCCGATTACAGTTTTGAACTACGCCAGCCCATCTTCGCTAGACAGTACATATTCTGGCAACGGACTTGGTAAGCCTTTAGGGTACAGCATTGTTGGCAAGGAAATGAAGCTTCGCCCAGTGCCTGACAGTGCCTATACAGCGGAGATTGTTTACATCGGGAATGTAGACGCTATTTCAGCAGTTAGCACACCGACATTGTTTTTGCGCTCACCCGACCTGTATTTGTACGGCGCTTTGACTGAGGCATATGCTTACTTGCTAGATGAGCAAAGAGCAGCGCAGTATGATGAAAAGTTCACTCGTGGTATAAATGAAGTGCGTATTGATGAGGAGCGTTCACACTACGGTACTGGCTCACTACAAACCAAATCTGTCTATATGCGGCAGAATGCAACAGCGGAGAAATAAACTATGTCTGCAATGTCTGACTACCTAGAGAACGAAATTCTCGACCACATTCTTGGAACTGGCTCATACACAATGCCTTCTGGCGTTTATGTTGGCTTGTCTACTGTATCATTTAATGATGACGCATCTGGCGCGGAACTTAGTGGCAACGGTTATGTTCGTAAAGTAGCTGCTTTTAACGCTGCTGCCTCTGGTGCGGCTGACAACAGTGGTGCCGTAGAGTTTCCTGCTGCGACTGCAAGCTGGGGTACAGTAAGCCACTTTGGATTGTTTGACGCTGTATCTGGTGGCAATCTGCTTATTCATGGTGCGTTCACCACTCCCAAGCTAATTGACACAGGCGACATTCTGAAGATTTCTGCTGGCGACTTAGACATCTCAGCAGCTTAGGTTAGCTAATGGCAACCAACACACCAACACTTGAACAGCTAACTGGGAGCTTAGACGCGCTTCCAGCCAGCTTGGACAACCTTGATGGTTTGCCTTGGTGTGGCCCTACGCTTGAGCAATTAGATGCTTGGGGTGGGTTGGAAGCCCTAGATGCGTTTGGTTATAATTTAGAGCAGCTTAATCAGCTTTGTGTTGTGGTTGCTGACGGTTCCGCTACAGCTACCGTAACAGTAACTGCTGAAATACAGTTTGCTGAACTTGTTGACGCAGCAGTAGACATCTCCGCGTCTGCTACAGCGTCTGCTGGCCGTGTAGCATCTATGTCAGCGTCTGTGACTGGCGTAGCGGCTGTAACAGCTTCTATGCGGCCTCTAAGGCAGGTTACTGGCTCTGCGTCTGTGGTTATAACAGATACAGCATCTATTGACCGCACTAGGCAGCTTGTAGGTGTGGCTAATGTAGCTATAACAGCTACTGCCAAGCCATCTTTAGTTTATTTGTTTGATGGCGTGGCAAACACATCAGTTTCATCTGTTGGTAATGCTAATGGTATTTTTGTCGGTAAAGGCACGCCAAGAGCAACGATAACAGTTGTTGGTAGTGGTAAGGTGCTTGGTGAGGATTGGGGTCTTGTTGCAGTTGGCTCCGAAATTTGGACTGATGCAACACTTGGCAATGAAATTTGGACTAACGTGTCCTCAGCAACCAGCGGGGTTTGGGCAGCACAATGATACAACTAGGTGAATGGCTCCCTGACCAAGCCGATATTCTTAACTCAGGCGTTACTGTTGCAACAAATGTTATGCCAGCAGCGGCTGGTTATCATTCTATGAACGCATTCGTGCCATATTCTAATGCTGCCAACAGCACGATTAAAGGCATCTTTGCGGCAAAGGACACTGCATCAAACACAAAGTTATTTGCTGGTGACGCGACAAATCTTTATTTGCACTCAGCATCTACAAACAATCTTGACCCAATCGGCAAAGTTGGCGGTTACACGCTTGACGATATGGAAAGATGGAAGTTTGTACAGTTTGGCAATTATGTATTAGCTGCCGGTGGTGTGCAAGAAGCCATACAATCTTTTGAATTAGGTTCTAGTTCTTTGTTTGCTGATTTGTCTGCATCAGCGCCAAAAGCTGATTTCATCGCTGTTGTTCGTGATTTTGTATGGACAGCAAACGTAAACACTGGTTCTGGCCGTTTACCGTATCGTTGCCAGTGGTCAGGCTTTAATGACATTACGAGTTGGACACCTGGGGTTGACCAGTCAGACTTTCAAGATTTGCCAGACTCAGGTGCTATTACAGGCTTGGTTGGTGGTGAATATGCAACAGTTTTAACTGAACGAGCTATTTACCGTGCTACGTTTACTGGGCCGCCGCTAATTTGGCAGTTCGATAAGGTTGTAGCAGAGCGCGGTTGTAACTTTAAAAACTCTGTTTGTAATGCAGGCAACCTAGTATTTTACTTATCATCTGATGGCTTCCACGCCTTTGATGGCCAACGCTCTATGCCTATTGGTTCAGAAAAGGTTAATGAGTTTTTCTTGAGCGACTTTGACTCAAACTATGATTACCGTATGTCTAGCTATGTTGACCCTATCAACGAAGTAGCTATGTGGGCATATACAAGCACTCAGTCGCCTTCTGGACAGCCTGATAAGATTATTATCTACAACTATGTTCTTGGCAAATGGTCATTAGCAGAAGTTGAGACAGACTTACTAGCACCTATGTTTAGTGCTGGTTACACTGTTGATGACCTAGACAACCTTGGCGCTACTGTTGATTCTTTAAGTATTCAGCTAGACAGTCGGTTTTTTAAGGGTGGGCAGTATTTCTTCGGCGGCGCATATGGCAATAAGATATACACTTTTACCGGCGCACCTTTGACAGCAACAATTGAGACTGGTGAGTCTCCAATCTCTACTGGCAAGCATTCTATTGTGACACGGATATATCCTTATTATGAGGATGGTGAGGTTACACTTGCTGTAGGCACAAGAAACGACACTGTTTCCGGTGTTTCTTATACGGCTAATGTTTCCCCTAATGTTTCTGGTTTTGCACCATTTAGAGCGCAGGGCAGATACCACAGGGCTAAGATTGTTTTGTCTAACGGATGGTCAAAGGTTGTAGGCATTGATGTTGAAACCAGACAGATAGGCAGACGATGACAACCACAGAACGCACCACAAATTTTAGGGTACTAAACCCTATCACAGCGACAACTCGTGAGGTTGCCGAGTTGCTAAACCGTACTATTAATGGCGGTTTGAATAGCGTTGGTTACGTCACACTACCAGCGAACTCAACTCAAGTAACAGTAAATGAGCCTAGATATTCAACGTCTAGCTTGGTGTTTTTTACCGGCGTTGACCACGACCCTTGGCACCACAACCCATATATTGACAGCGCCAGCGTAGACGGCACTATAGTTATAAACTTTAGCAATCAAGGACACGATGCACGGTTTGCGTACCTCATTATTGGATGAATTTGAACGACTAGCGCATCATATTGATGCTGCATTGGGCTACACTGGCGGCAGTCATACGTCTGTAGACGTTCTGGACGCTATAAAGAATGGACAAGCACAGTTCTTTCCGCTTGCAAATTCTGTTATAGTGACTGAGATAATTGATTATCCGCAAATGTCTGTATGCCGTATCTGGCTTGCGGGTGGAGAAATGGAAGAGCTTTTAGAAGCTGAAAAGAAGATTGTCGAATGGGCTAAGGGTCTTGGCTGTAGCGGCATGGAAATCATCGGACGAAAAGGCTGGGAAAGACAGCTAAGTGAATACAAGGCATCGTCCGTAGTTCTTACAAAGGAAATATAAGATGAGCAAAGGCGGCGGCAGCACAAGGACTATCAACACGGCGGTTAATCCACCGGCGTATGCAAAGCCATTTCTTGAGTACGGACTATCAGAAGCAAAGGACTTGTATAGTTCAGCGCAACCTCAATATTATCCAGGTCAAACTACCGTAGGGTTTTCTCCTGAGTCAGAGATGGCTTTGTCTGGCATTAGAGACCAAGCTATTACTGGAAGCCCTTTCATCAAAGCCACACAAGATGTTGTAATGCAGAACCTGATGGGTACTAACCCGCTACAGGCTGCTGCGTTCCGTCCTGTTGTTGAGCAGGTACAGGCACAAGCTTCTCAGGCTGGTCGGTATGGCTCAGGCTATCAGCAGGCTGCATTGGCACAAGCACTTGCTCCACAAGCCCTAGCAGCCCAGCAAGCGGCTATTGGACAAGCTGAAGGAGCGCGTCAGTTCGGCATGGCAGACCTTGAGACATTAATGCGGGTCGGTGGTGCTAGAGAGGCTCAGTCACAGGCAGAGTTGGCGGCAGATATCGAACGCTTCCAGTTTGAGCAGAACAGACCACAGCAAAAGCTCCGTGATTATATGGCGACTGTTGGTGGCGGTACTGTTGGCAGTGAGCAGATTACGCCGCAGTTCAGAAACCCGACAGCAGACTTCCTTGGTATGGCTACGCAGGGTCTTGGCCTAGCGAAAGACTTTGGCCTACTTGGCGCATAGGAGAATTTTATGAGTCCACGAAGACCAGTAGATATTCTATTCCCTTCATTGCGGAATATGAACGATAGGGGCGCAAATACAGGCTTGTCAACGGCAGGCCGGTTAATGCAAATGCCTGAGTCAAGCACGGCAAACATTGCTGATATTCGTAATGCTTATGCTCGTCAAAGCTTACAGGCTGGTGCGTTGGATGCTGCGAAGCGTCAATCAACGGTTGAATCTGCTCGTGATAGGGCTATGCGGGCTTTAGGGGCGTTGCCAGAGGCACCTGCGTCACAGACTAGGGCAAGGCTTGTAACGCCGACCACAGCGTCTTCTGGGCTTGGTTCTATGCTGCCTGGACGCGGTACACCTGGTTCAGCAGCCCTTGGTGCGTTTGGGCAAACTATGTCGCAGCTAGGTGGTTGGCAGGATAAGCCTATGACCTTTGGGCAAATCCTTGGCGCGTCTTTAGGAAAGGCTCGTGAGGCGTATGGTACGGCTGAAGACCGTCAGCGTCAGATTGCGGCTGATAAAGCTGCTGCATTAGCTGCGGCTGAAGAAAAAGAATACCAACGTCAACAAGATGCTAAGAAGTTCGGCCTTGAAGAAAGTAAGGCAAAAGCAGCATCCAGAAGTGAAGCTGATAAACATTATGCTGATGCTGAAAGAATTGGTCTTACAGGGTCTATGGCTGATGAGTATGTCCTTTCTCAACTTAGGAAGACAAAAACAACAAAGCCATCTGGGTTTGTTTCTGTCTACGATAAACAAGGAAATTTTGTAGAGAACGTCAGAGAAGACTCTGCTGAAGCTGACGATTATGCGAATAGAGGGTTTAGAATTGTAGAATCAACAAAAATTGCCGGTACAAAAGATGAAATTGGCATTGGGTTGTCCAAAGCTGATTACTCTAAAAGAGTTCTTAAAGTATTTGATGCTAAAGAAACCATCAATAAACTGGAAAATGTAAAGGGTTCTTTTGATGAAAGATTTTTCCGCATTGGTGGAAAAGTAGACTTAGCTGTCGCAAAAGTTGCAGATTGGGGAAACTTTGCCAGTGATAAACAAACAGACTTGATAAAACGTGTTGCTGATTGGCAACTTGACGCTTGGACTCAGGTTAACGAAACAATTAAGGCTATTACTGGCGCACAAATGTCTGAACCAGAAGCCAAACGTATTATGAATCAATTGCCAGACCCTCGTGACGCTGATTTCTTTAAAATCTCAAGCCCAACTGAGTACAAGGCAAAACTAGAAAGGGCTTTGCAAGAAGCTAAGTTAGCCGTTGCTAGGCAGCAGTATTTCTTGAAAAACGGTTTAGAGCCAGTTTTTGAAAAGACAGAAAGAACTGAAAGAAACCCAAGGGGTTATAATGTATTTTATGAGACTGACGATGGTGTTCTTACACTTGATGGAACAAAAATACTTATGCAAAAAGAAGCATCTAAGCTGGCAGAAAAATACAAAGACTTACCAGATGATGAAAGAAGGTCTGCAATTAAATCTGATATGCAATCACTTTTTGGTTTAGGTGTGTAATGTCTGACAAAGATAAAAAACTAGCGGATTCTATAGTTGATGAACTTTTGTCTGGTTCTTCTGCTAAAGAAAGGCCAGAAGAAAAAGACCTTTCATCTGATATCGTTAATGAACTATTGGGCGGTGATGTAACTCCTAAAGTTGTTGAGACACAAAAACCAGAAACAACAAGCGTAGGGCAAGATATCCTGCGCTCACTAAGAGACGCGGCTTATTCTGGTCAGTCTGGTTTTTTTACAGGCTTGTCAGCTATCCCAGGATTTTTTGGTGACGTAGAAACTTTAGGCAGGCAAGCAGGTAAAGCATTGGGGTACGATGTTGACCCTGACTCTGTGTTTCCGACCACTAAAGAATACACTGAAATGGCAATACCTAGGGCATTAGGTGCTACTTATGTGCCTGAGACGACCACTGGTAGAATGGTAAAAACACCTGTTGAATTTGGTACAGCTATGCTTGGCGGGGGGCCATTTGTTAAGGGTGGTAAAGAGATTATCAAGGCATTGGGTAAAGATGTTGCTACTGAGCTTCCTAGTGTAGCTGGGCCTTCACTAGCAAGACAAGCTCTTCAAAGCGCACCTTTACGCATTGGTGCGCCTGCTGGCTTGACTGCTGCTGGCGTGACAGAAGTTACAGACTCTGAAGGTTTGGGCGGTGTTGCAGGCGGCGCACAGGCTGTAGCGCAGTCGCTTATACAGGCAAGAACACGCCCTGCTGCTGCGGCTCGCATGATGCGTGAAGCTTTGCAGGGCGCTGACATTCCAGCAGGCAAAGCAATGGAAACTCAAGCTAGGCGAATAGGCGTTCCTTTAACAGCCGCAGAAACATTGGATGCGCCACAGCTTCGGACTTTAGCAGAGGATGTTGCAAGGTCACAGGCAGGACGTGCTATTCTTGAGCCACGATTAGCTGGTCGTCAGCAAGAGATAGCAGAGGCAGCAAAAAAAGGTTTACTTGAGGTCGATGAGGCTCCTGTTCGCCCAACAAGTATGGCGAGAGAAGCACAAGAAACAGCATCAGAGGCTGTTAAAAGACTTGAAAGAGAGCGCACAAGAATATCTCAAGCCGCTGGGTATGGTAGCCTTGCCGAGGGTAAGGTTCCCAAAGAGGACGTTGTTGAGTTACTTAAATCTGCTGAAGAAGTGTTAAAGCTGGCACCAAGAGGCCCAAGAAGCACAAATCGCAAGGCTGTTAACACATTTAAGGAAATGCTTAGAAAGTTTGAGACCAAGAAAGTAAAAGACCCTAAGACAGGTAAAATGAAGTCTAAAAGGGTTATGGTTACAACTGAGAATGCTGAAACATTAGAGCAAGTACGCCGCGAAATGCAGAAAATGGTTAATGCTGATGAGGGTATTAGAGGAACTATTGGCCCTCTTGTTACAGATTTGAAAAAAATACTTGAGGACGTTCCTCAGTATACTGCTGGTAAAAAAGCGTTCAAAGATTTTAGTAATACAGTAATGAAAGACTTTACTGACACAGGTATTAGGTCTTTAGCGCAGCAGGGTGTTAATCCAAAAACTGTTGCAAATCTTGTGTCAGACCCAGACTTAGTTAGCCCAGTCGATATAAATAAAATCGCCGATGCTATGAACGATGTAGACCCTACTGTCTTTCCTAAGATAGCAAAGTTTTTAATGCAGTCTGAGATTGATAAAGCTGTGTCAAAAGCAAAACCTGGCGAAAAAGCAGTAAAAGCTCTAAGAGGCACTCAGCTAGGTGGAGAAAACTTAAACGCAGTATTGCGTGGAGTTGCCAAAGCAAAAGGTAAGGATTCAGAGCAGCTAGTTACTGGTATCAATAATATGCTTGATGTCTTAGGCCGCACAACAGAGGTGCCTAAGTTTGCTGCTATGAAGCCAGTAGCACCTGATGTTCCTGGTAGCCTAGCAGGTGCTGTTAAGAATCTTACTGCTGTTGAGGTTACACGACCTGCTGGATTGCTATCAGACGTTATACAGCCAACATCAGAGGTGGCTTACAGAAGCATTGCTAAAGCCCTTGCTAGCGATGACAGTATTGATGCTGTTATACGCCTTGCTAATATGAACCCAAACTCGCAACAGGCTAAAAACATTGTCGGTAGCCTTATGGGTACATCAGCCGCCTCTCAAAGCGGTCTACTAGCAGGCGACTAGCGCACATGGTATAACTAAGGCAGTTGCCTTTAGGAGAACATAATGCCAAAGACTAAAATTTCTGAGTACAGCGCAACCGCTGCCTCAAACACAGACATTGACGGTATCAATTTGTCAGAAGGCGTAATGGTTCCATCCGACTTGAACAACTCAATTCGGGAGCAAATGGCGCATCTTAAAGACCTGTCAGACGGCACCAGTGGCATTGACGTACTAAACCTACAGGATGATGCCGGAACGGCTTCTATCAAGCTCCAAGCCCCAGCAACGGTCACTACAACCACCACGCTAACCCTGCCAGATGGCGCAGGTTCTGTTGGGCAAGCTTTATCTACTGACGGCGCTGGAACATTGACTTGGGCTAGCTTGGCTAACTTTGGTAACTGGACTATCACTATGGATGGAAGCGGCAACCTGCTATTCACCAACAGCGGCGTTGACGCTATGAAGCTGTCCAGCACAGGCGACCTGACAGTCATTGGTGACGTTACAGCATTTGGAACAATCTAATGGCCTTGCAAGCGTCTGGAGCCATCAGCATTAGCGAACTCGCCACGGAGTTTGGCGACACCGTGCCTAACTCGCTGTCCGAGTTTTACAACGGTGGTAGCCTTGTGCCTGCGATTGCCTATGACCCTGTTACCGCCAGTAATTTGGCAGGCTCAAACTCTGCAAACCTCAGAACGGCGCAGTTTGGTGGATACGACCCAGCAATCAACACAACCACCCCCGCTACTTGCATTTACCTGCACCAGCTATGGGCAGACAATGGCAGCACTGGTACGGTTAACAGAACTTTTGTCGTTGATAAAACAGGAACGTACAGCATTTATTTTGCTTGGTACTCTTATGGGTTTACCGCGCCACTGACTGTGACGGTTAATGGGTCACAAGTGTATTATAATACTTTAATTTCGTACAACAGCACCGTTTCAACAACCGGCACATTTAGCGCGTCTGCTGGGGACACAATAGGCATTGTGACAAGCTTCCCTTCTAGTGGGTGGTCTGGACACTACACTTATATTGGTGGCAGCAGCGCGACCAGCAGAAGCATCGAAATAGCTAACAACTCATCTGTGCCTACCAGCGGAGCATTAGCCCTGTCCAACTTTTACGGCGCATCGGCTTAGGAGGCTTAAATGGCAAACACAATCAGAGATTACTCCTCGACAGCCGCATCGAACACGGTGGTTGACGGCGCTGACATCTCAGAGGGTTGCAGCCCTGCTGGCATAAATGACGCTATTCGCGGCGTTATGGCTGACCTAAAGGATGTGTCTACCGGCGCGGTGGCTCTGGAAAGCCCTGCCGCCGACAGCTTGACTGTCACAGGCAATGTGGGTGCGGCTACATTCAGCGGTGATGGCTCTAGTCTCACAGGCATCCCGACCCCAACGCTAACCAGCTTGGGTATTGCTAATCACGACCAGCTTACAGTCGCTTCCAATGGCGATGTGACCGTAGGTGGCACAGGCGCAATTACTGTTCCTTCTGGAACTACAGCCCAACGTCCTACTTCTCCGGCATTAGGGATGATACGGCAAAACACAACGCTGGATGCGTTTGAAATCTATGACGGCACAAACTGGTCAATTATAAAGTCTTTCTTTGCTGCAACTGGAGGAACAATCTTAGATGCTGGAGGCTTCAGATACCACACCTTTACCTCATCTGGCAGTTTTGTTGTTTCAAGAGGTAGTGCCACTGTTGATTATCTAGTAGTTGCTGGCGGTGGCGGTGGCGGTTGTCGTTTTGGCGGTGGCGGCGGTGCTGGCGGATTTAGGTCGATAACAAGCGCAACAGCAACTACTCAAAACTACACGGTTGTCGTTGGTGCTGGTGGTGCCGGTGGAGCATTATCTGGTGGTGCCGGAACCAGCGGCGCGAGTGATGGAGCTACAGGCAGTAATTCATCTTTTGATAGCATAACATCAAATGGCGGTGGCGGTGGCGGTGCTGGTGATAGCAGAAATGGCCTTAGTGGCGGCTCTGGCGGCGGTGGTGCTGGACGTTTTGCAACGTCTGGTGGTGCTGCAACAGCAGGGCAGGGAAGTGCTGGCGGTGGTTCTTCTGGTTCGGCTAGCAACTACTATGGCGGTGGTGGTGGCGGCGCATCTGCCGTTGGAACGACTGGGTCAAATAGCCCAGCAGCGGGCGGTGCCGGAACCGCATCATCAATCACGGGTTCATCGGTAACTTATGCTGGTGGCGGCGGCGGTGGAAACTACGGTTCACCTGAGTCAACTACACGTTCCGCTGGTGGTTCTGGAGGTGGCGGTCAAGGCGGTGCGTCTGGCAATAACAATGGCGAAGCGGGTACAGTCAACACTGGCGGTGGTGGCGGTGGTAGCACAATATCAGGCACTGGTGGGAATGGCGGTTCTGGTGTTGTTATTATTCGATACGCGATATAGGAGCAACAGATGGCACATTTTGCAAAAGTACAAGATGGCATCGTGACCAAAGTCATTGTTGCCGAACCGGACTTCTTTGACACATTTGTCGATGATAGTGCGGGCGAATGGATACAGACCAGCTACAACACTATAGGCGGCACACACACCCTAGGTGGAACGCCTTTGCGTAAGAACTACGCTGGTGTCGGGTTTACCTATGACCGTGTTCGTGATGCGTTTATCCCACCACAGCCATACCCAAGCTGGGTGCTAAACGAAGACACTTGTCTCTGGGTAGCACCTGTTGCTTATCCAGATGATGGCGAAGAATACCAATGGAACGAAGATACCCAGTCTTGGGTAGCTGTCGTAACCGCAGAACCGGAGTAACCCATAATGGCACGCGACAAGCTCATAGAGTACGACCAGACCGCCGCGAACAACACGGTGATTGGTGACGTAAACACAAGCGAGACTATGCTTCCGTCCGAGGTTAATGACGCTTTTCGTGAGCAGATGAGCCATCTAAAAGAGGCTTTGGGGTCTGGTACTCCGCTGTATGTAGACCAGACGAATAATCGGGTTGGGGTGAACAACGCCGCGCCGTCAACGGCTGTTGACGTTACTGGCACAGTCACCGCCACTAGCTTTGCTGGCGATGGCTCTGCGTTGACAGGCATCCAAGCTGGCGCTGGTTACTTTCAAGGTAACAACGGCGACACAGGGGATACAACAAACGGCAAGGGTGATATATTCAGAGTTAACGCTCAGACGCTAACAAGCAACGTCACGATTGCAACCGCAGATAATGCCACGGCTGCTGGCCCACTTACCATTGACGCCAGTGCCACACTGACGGTCAATGGCAACTTAACAATACTGTGAGGCAAGTATGGCTTCGATATTAAATGTAGACCAAATCAACAATGCGGCGGGGACTTCTGCTGTCACGATTGACCCAAGCACAGGCAAGCCATCGTTTCCTAATGGTGCGACACTGCCAGCGGGTAGTGTAATTCAGGTTGTACAAGGAACATACAGTTCTAATGTAACTATTAGTACTGGAACGTATACCTTTACTGGATTAACGGCTACCATTACTCCTCAATTTGCAACCTCAAAGATACTGGTACAAATAGAGCAACAAGGCTGTAAGGCCTTTAATGCTAATACTGGAGATATAAACCTGAGATTACAAAGAAACAGTAGTGATATCTACAAATTTGCTCTTGGTTATTTTTATGGTATTTCATCTGAATTTCGTTCTGGTATTTCTGGTTGTTACTTAGACAGTCCTGCTACAACAAGCGCAACAGTCTACAGAACAATGTTTGCTGCAAATGACGGTGGTAGTTGTGTTATGCAAAATGACAATGCAAATACTGTTTCTACAATCACCCTAATGGAGATTGCACAATGAGTACGCTGTACGTTGATACAATCACCGAAAAGACTAGCGGCAACGGTGTGCAGATTCCGGGTCATGTGGTTCAGGTTGTTCCGGCGATAAAGACAAATGCTGAGACTGGGACAAATACCAGCTATGCAGATGTAAGCGGTCTGTCTGCTACGATTATCCCAAGTTCGACATCAAATAAGATTATGTTAATGATTGATGTTCACTGCGGTGGAGTTAGTGCAGTCATTTCTTCTTGGAGATGCTTACGAAACGGAAGCACTTTCTTTACTAACAGCAGCAACAGCGGCGCGGAAGATGGTGCGGTGTGGAGTTACTATACTAGCACTAGCAATTTTTCTTCTCCACATTACCAAGGTATGCGGCAATCTTTTAATTACCTAGATAGCCCAGCTACAACATCTGCATTAACATATAAAATACAAGCTCGTGTACATTCGTCAGGAACTTGGAGGTGCAATCAAGGTGACGGCTTGGGCGATGCTACTCGTATTACAACTGTATCATCTATCACCCTAATGGAGATTGCACAATGACGAGCATATTGAAAGTCTCCGAAATCCAAGACCCGACCAACAGCAACACGGCGATTTCGATTGATGCTGCGGGGAAGGTGACTGCACCTAATCTGGTGATGCCAGCGGGTAGTGTGGTTCAGGTTGTAAATACAAGTTCGTCAACAAAAGAAGAGATAAATGGAACAACTATGACTGAAATCACTTCTCTTGCAACCTCAATAACTCCGAAACTCACCGGCTCTCACATCTTGTGTACGGTAAATGTAATGAGTGGCAACAACAATAGTAGTGGGATTTGGTATCAAGCACGGCTGTATCGTGACTCCACCTCAAACCCTGTGGGGCCAATCAGTAGATGGTATGATGAACGGCAATATGACAGCATCGGCCCTAAACCTTTATTTAATATTATAGACACAACTGACACAACAGCAGGGGTAGCACGAACCTACAGAGTTTATATAGCCGCACAGGACAACGCTAGTGGACAAATCAGAGTAAATTGGGATGAAGGTGATAGCCAATCATCCAT